CCGGGGCCGGATACAACCTCGACCTGCTCGCAGCGGGCAAGGTCACGATCTACGGCACGGGCGCCGTCACGATCCGTCGCGGCGTGGTCGACACGTCGATCACCTGGGACCGGGCGATCAACGACGAGCTGGCCCTGGCCGAGCGCACATACGTGGCGGGCTGGGACTGCTTCGTCGTCGGCCGTTCGGCCAGCTAACTCAGGAGGGCACGATGGCCAACAAGAAGATCAAGTCCATCAAGGGGCGGCATCTGCGGCTGACGCGCTTGGACGAGTGCGGCGCTCCCGACACCGAGGCCGACTGCGGCGTCATCGTGACCGATGGGTTCGTCAAGGTGACGATCTCCAATGAGGTCGAGTCGGGCGAGGAGTACACCCAGAAGAACGCCTGGGGCGACTTCTGCATCGCTGAGAAGGACGGCGACCGGGTCAAGTGGGCGAACGTGTCGATCCAGTTCTGCGAGGTCGATCCCGAGATCCTCGACATGCTCGGTGGCGCCTCCCCGGTCGTGGTCGGCTCCGACACGATCGGCGCGACGTTCGGCCGCGACCCGAACCCGAACGCCTTTGCGATCGAAGTGTGGACGAAGAAGGCAGGCGCCGATGCGTGCGCCCCTGGCGGCGGCGCCCCGGAGTGGGGCTACTTCGTCGTGCCGTACGTCCGCAACGGCGTGCTCGACGGCGACCTCACGATCGAGAACGGGCCGCTGACGATCGCGCTGAAGGGCGAGGGCATCGGGGCGTCCGACACCTGGGGCGTCGGCCCGCACGGCGACAACCCGATGAAGGCGACCACGGGCTTCCCGGCGGGCGACCTGTACGGCATGGTCGTCACCGATGTCCAGCCGCCGCCGGTCACCGATGGCTGCCAGATGATCGGCGCCGGGTCGGGTGGCCCCGCCACCGGGGCGACCGCTGGCACGCCTGGCATGTGGACCCCGACCGGATCGGTGCCGTCCAACGATGCCGCCGACGCTGCCGCCGATGGCATCCAGGCCAACCCGACGACCGCCTGGACGACGGGCCAGTACGTCCAGGGCCAGACCATCGGCACGGGCGGCGAGATGCACTGGGACGGCGACACCTGGGAACCCGGCAAGGCGCCCTGAGCTAGCCTCCCCTACGTGCCGTCATCGCAGCCGATCTACGGAGGGCAGCCCCCGCAGCAACCGACGCCGACCCCGGCGACGGTGGTGGACCCCGACTTCGACCCCGCCACGCTCGGACCTCCTCCGGGCGTGGAGGGCGAGGGTCGAGCGGCTGCCCGAGCTGCTGGCTTCCCTGACAAGATCACCGGCATCGTCGCCGAGGACGGCACCCCGCTGGTCGCCTGGCTCGACGACGGGCCAGTGGTGCCGATGGCGATGCCGAACGACCCGGCGCCTGGCCCGGTCGTGACCGCGACGCAGACGAGCGTCCCGGCGCCGGACCCGACCGGCAAGACCGACCCCGACGCCGAGGCCCTGTCGCTCGCCGTGGACGATGAGGTCGAGGTCGTCAAGCCACGCCCGGAGCCGCAGACGAACGGCGCCGTCCTCGACCCGGTCGACGACCTCCCCGACGACGAACCCGCCGACGCCTAGGCTCGCCGGTCATGGCGACGACGTGCGAGGCCTGGCCGGTCGAGTGGCCGTGCGACGTGGAGGGCAAGCCGCCCGAGCAGCTCGACGCCGCGGCCGAGTTCGCCGGGTTCATGCTGTGGGGCCTCTCGGGCCGTCGCATCGGCGCCTGCCAGTACGAGGAGTCGTACTGGCCTGCCTCGACCGGGGCGTGCGGGGTCGGCAAGGACTCGGCGGGGAACTGGCGCAACGCCATGGTCGGCGCGAACTGCTGCCGCATCCTGCTGGCCCACACCCCGGTGCTGTCGGTCGAGGCCGTCACGCTCGACGGCGGCGAGCCGCTCGACGCTGCGGCCTACGACGTGGTGCGCCAGGCGTGGCTCCGTTCCCGTGACGGCTGCTGGCCGACGAGCTGGAGCTGCGACGACCCGCCCGTGGCCGTGTCGTACACGGCTGGCTTCCCGTTCCCGCCTGGCACGCCGCTGGCCGTGGGCGAGGTCGCCTGCGAGCTGTTGAAGGGCTGGTCCGGCGAGCCGTGCAAGCTGCCCGCCCGCGCCATCTCCGTGTCCCGCCAGGGCGTCACCGTCCAGCTCGCCGACCCGGCCGAGTTCGTCGAGAACGGCCTGCTCGGTCTGCCGGTCGCCGACGCATGGATCCGGGCCGTCAACCCGAACAAGCTCCAGATGGCGTCGCGCGTCTACTCGCCCGACCTGGCGCAGCGCCGATGACGACGTTCCTGGAGCCGGTCGTGGTCGCCGACGTGGCGGGCCTGTGCGGCTACGTCCTCGACAAGGTGAACGTGGCGCTGGAGGACTGCGGTCGACCCGTGACCACCCGCTTCGTCGCTGCGGGCCTGGTCGCCTGGGACGACTGCTGCGGGATGCTGGTCGTCGCCCCTGAGCGGGTCTACCGCACGGCCCGCTTCCCGGTCGAGGGACCGGACGAGAACAACTGCTTCGACGGCCTGGTCGCCGTCACCCTGGTCGTGCTGATCATGCGCTGCGTGCCCGTGCTCGACGACCGAGGCCAGCCGCCCAGCTCCGAGGCGATGGGCGCGGCGTACGGCGATCTGCTCCACGATGCGGCCGTGGTGTGGAACGAGCTCGGCGACAAGATGTGGCCGGACGGGTGGGAGTCGACGGGCCAGAACCAGGTGTTCGTCGGCGCCGAGGGCGGGTGCATCGGGGCGGAGACTCGGGTCACGCTCGGCCTCGACCAAGAGGCGTTCTGCCCGACCTGCTGACGGCCGTCCCTGGTCGCTGTGACACCCCTGGCGTAGTGTGCGGCCATGACCGACACGTCCCCGACCTCGACTCCCGGCGAACGGCTCGACCAGGCGATCGGCGAGGCCCGCACGTTGCTCGACGAGCTGCGCGGTGCCCTGGTCGAGTTCGGCTCCGAGTTCCGGGACCAGCTCGCCGAGAAGATCGACGAGGTGTCCGCCAAGATCGACGAGGTCCAAGCGGCCTGGGCCGAGCGTCGCGCCGAGTCGTGACGACCTTCCCCTACGGCTACAAGCGGCCGCCCGATGGCGGGCCGCAGGGCATGGGCACGATGCTGACGTGGGAGCAGCTCCTCCAGCAGACGACGTTCAACCGGCTCCACCCGGAGCTGCAACGCCGCTTCGGTGGGCTGATCCATGAAGCGGCGTCGGTCGGGGTGCCGCTCGGGTGCGGGACGGGGTGGCGTGTCCAGCCGAACCCGCCGCCCGCTGGGTTCGCCAAGCCTGGCAACTCCTGGCACGAGTCGACGCCCGTCTCGCCGACGACGGCGACGGCCCTGGCGATCGACACGGTGCCGAACATCTCCTGGGAATGGATGCACGGCCGCTGCGGCGCCTACGGCCTGCGCCACTTCAAGTACGTCAACAACGAGCCGTGGCACATCCAGCCGTCCGAGATCAGCGGCAGCCGGAAGTTCGCCACGGTCTGCCCGCCGCTGTCGACCTGGGTGCTGCCGACGACGCCGACCATCCCGCCGCCAGTCGAGCCACCGCCGTCCGGAGGAGGGACGTTCACCTTGCAACTCCAGAAGAACAACCTGACCCCTGCCGCCCGCGACCAGCTCCGGGGCAACGGCGACGTGTACCTCATCCAGCAGATCGCCCAGGGCCACTTCCGCCAGCTCGGGAACCCGGTCTACGACTGCGGCAACCCGGACGGCGACTACGGGCCTCGCACCCAGGACGCCGTGCGCCAGCTCCAGCGCGACGGCGGGCTGACGGTCGACGCCCAGTGCGGACCCAAGACGTGGACGTACGTCCTCAACGGAGCGGGAGGCTGAACGTGCTCGCAGTCGACGATGGCATCTGGTCGGGGAACCTCGACGCTGCCGACATCTTCTTCCTGGTCGGTGTGATCCTCGCCGTCGTGGCGGCTCTCCTCTATGCGATGGCTGCTCGACCGGTGCGCGACCCGACCGACGCCAACCGGGTCCGTGTCGGCGTGTGGGCGCCCGTCGCCCTGTCGCTGGCGTTGGCCTCGACCGCCCTGGCCTGGCTGGTGCTGTAGGTGGCGTTCGTCCTGTGGGTGATCGCCGTCGTGCTGGTCGTGCTCGGCGTCGTCTACCTGCTGCGGGGTGCCGTCGTGCTCGGCATCGTGCTGATGGTGCTCGGGCTGCTGATCGGCCCCGGCGGCGTGTCCATCTTCACGTAGGGGTCGCCTGCGAGCCTGGTCGCCATGCGAGGCCGTTCCGTGATCGAGATCATGGTGCTGGTCTTCACGTTCGTCGTCGGGTTCATGATCGTCGGCATGTCGGTGCTGATCCTGGTCGTCGAGACTCGGAACCCGGAGGCCGACACGGGCATCATCGCCAACACGATGATGAGCTTGGTGTCGGGCATCCTGGGCGCCCTGCTCGGGCTGATCGCCGGGAAGTCGAGCGGGGGCAGCCAGCTCAACCGGCGACCTGACGGCACCGAGGACGACGTGACGGGCAAGGGCGACCCGCTGTGAGGCCGTTCTTCCCGATCTACGCCCTGACGCCGGTCGCGGTGGGGGCGCTGGCCGTGCTGGTGGGCACTGGGGCGTGGTCCGACGCTGCGGAGTCGCCCACGGTGCCCGTAGAGGCCCCTACGAGCGCCCCTGCTGCGCCAACGACCGTGGCGGGGACGGATACGCCCTCGACCACGGTGCCCGCCGTAGATCGCATCGTGGGGCCTCCTGGCCCGCCAGGCGCCCAGGGCGAGCCGGGGCCGCCAGGCGTGCAAGGCTCGCCCGGTGAGACGGGTGCGACGGGAGCGGCCGGTGCGGACGGTGGCGACGGTGCTCCTGGTGTGGTTGGCCCTGTCGGTCCCCGTGGCCCTGCTGGTGGGCAAGTGGCTGGCCCGCAAGGACCGCCAGGCGACCCAGGCCAGCCCGGACCTCCTGGAGCAACAGGGGCGCCAGGACCGGCAGGCGACCCAGGCGCCCAGGGCGATCCCGGACCCGCGGGCGAGGCGGGACCACAAGGCCCACCAGGCCCACCCGGACCGACGCCGACCGAACTGATCTGCCCGACCGGGTTCCACGCCGAGGTCGTGTCGGTGCACCAGCGGGCGCCCGTGGACGGCGACATCGAGATCGCCGTCTGCGTCACGGATCCGGGGACGTTGGTCCCCTAGTCTGGCCGCACCGGAGCTGCCCGCGCCGGTAGGGGTTCGCCACCGGCCCGCCCGCCTGGTGGCGGCCCCGTTGCGTACGCTCGGGTCGTGGCCGAGGTCGTCCTGAGCTTCAACGGCGCCGAGCTGATGTCGCTGCTGCGGTCGCCGAGCGGCGGGGTGATGATCGACCTCCAGCGCCGAGCGAACCGCATCCTGAACGCCGCCCGCTCGACCGTGCCGGTCGACCAGGGCCACCTGCGGGCGTCATTGCATAGCGAGCCGATCACCATTGATGGCAACCCCGGCTATCGGATTGGCAGCCCGCTGGAATATGCGATCTATGTCCATGAGGGCACCGGCATCTATGGCAAGGGCGCCCCGATCAAACCACGGGGCCGCTATCTCGTCTGGCCCGCCAAGAACAACAGCGGCCAGGGCAACCGGCGCTACTCGGGCGGGAAGACCTCCAAGTTCATCTTCGCCAAGGAGGTCAGGGGGTCGCCTGGTCGGCCGTTCTTGAAGGATGCGTTGCAGGCGGGTGCGTAGGTCGGGCTAGGGTGCGCCCCGATGACGCGCTACCAGTTCGGTGAGGTCGAGGACGATGACGTGCTCATCATCCAAGGCGTGGAGTACAAGATGCAGCCGATCGGCATGGCCGTCACCAGGCGCATGCTCTCGGTGCTCAAGATGGGCGACGACAACGCCGAGGGCCGCACGGAGGCGACCATCGACTACGTGCTGGCGAACGTCGTGCCCGAGCAGCGGGAGGCGCTGCGGACCCAGATCGACGAGTCGGTCGGCGCCAAGCTCCTCGCCCAGATCGTGACGGGCCTGGTCGGGAGCCAGGCCGATGTGGACCCTACGCAGCCACCGTCACCGTCCACTGGATCGACCGCAACTGGAGCTGGTTCGACGGATGGTGCGGTGCCCGTGGCGTCGACCCAGCAGGCCTGACGAAGCGGCGGGCGATCAACCTCTACCTGTACGCCATCCGCGAGTGGGCCGACGAGGACCGCATGGACGACATCGCCGAGGCCCTGGAGGCCCCGAACCGCTACGACGCCACCAAGGGCGCCCCCGCCTGGTGGAACGACGAGGACGACGCCTGGGCGAGCTTCGCCAGCCAGCTCGGCTAGCGCCACCGCCCCCAGACGCCCCGTAGAGGCGCCTACGTGCGCCCCTGGCGTGCGAACAGGCCCCGCCGGGGCACTCGGGAGGGGTCGATCGCCCTGGCGCAGCGTGGGCGCACGTAGCATCCGGGCGTGGCAGGCCAGAGCATCGCAGACGCCTATGTGACCCTCCACGCCAAGCTCGACCAGTTCGAGAACGAGCTGCGGGGCCTGTCCGCACCGCTCGACCGGGTCGGGGCGATGGCCGAACGGGCGGGCGAGGACATCCAGTCGTCCTTCCGTGAAGCGGCCCGCCAGAGCGACCAAGAGCTGGAGCGCATCGGCGGGAGCGACGCCTTCAACCAGACCTCGTCATCGGCCGAGCGCGCCGGGGAGCAGATCCAGCAGTCCTTTGTCGAGGCCGCCCGCCAGTCGGACCAGGAGTTGGAGCGCATCGGTGGCGCCGACGCCTTCAACCAGGCGACCAGCGCGGCCGAGCGGGCAGGCGAGCAGATCGAGAACTCGTTCCGGGAGGCGGCACGCCAGTCCGACGAGCACATGCGGGGCGCCGGGACCACGATGGGCGGCTCCCTGTCGGGCGGGTTGAAGTCGGCCATGATCGGCATCGGCGGCGCGCTCGCCGCGGCGGGGATCGGGTCGTTCCTGTCGGATGCGATGGGCGAGGCCGCTGGCGCCAACTCGGTGTTCAAGCAGACCGAGGCCATCATCAAGTCGACCGGCGGGGCTGCTGGCATCACGGCGGGCCAGGCCGCCGACATGGCGTCGCAGCTGTCGTTCAAGATCGGGGTCGACGACGACGACATCATGGCGGCGCAGAACGTCCTGCTGACCTTCAAGAACGTCTCGGGCGACTCGTTCGGCACGGCGACCTCGCTCGCCGCCGACATGAGCGCCGTGTTCGGCCAGGACTTGTCCGGCAGCGCCACGATGCTCGGCAAGGCCCTCAACGATCCGGTCGCTGGCATCTCGGCCCTGTCCCGAGTCGGCGTCACGTTCACCGAGGGACAGAAGGAGCAGATCGCTGCCATGCAGGCGGCGGGCGACATGGCGGGCGCCCAGGGCATCATCATGGCCGAGGTCGCCTCCGAGGTCGGCGGCGCGGCCGAGGCCAGCGTGACCGGCGCCCAGAAGATGGCGGTGGCGTTCGGCGAGGTCAAGGAGTCGCTCGGCGCTGGGCTGGCATCGGCGGTCGAGGGCGTCGCCCCCGCCGTGGTCGCGGCGTTCGGCGCGCTACAGGAGCCGCTGGGCGTGGTCGGCGAGCAGCTCGGCTCCGCGCTGACGACCGTGGTCGACGCCATCGGCCCCGCCCTGGCACCCCTGGCCGAGACGGTCGGCACCGTGCTCGGCGTCATCGCCCAGGCCTTCACCGCGCTCGCCCCGGTCATCGCCCCGCTCGTCTCGCTCATCCAGCTCGTCGCCAACATGCTCGGCACCGTGCTCGGCGCGGCCATCCAGGCACTCGCCCCGGTCATCTCGATCCTCGCCGAGGCCTTCAGCGGGATCATCGCTGCGCTCGGCCCGTCGCTGATGTCGGTGGTCGAGGCCATCGCCGAGGTCTTCGACGCCCTGGCCCCGGTCCTGTCGGAGATCGCCGGGGTCATGGGCGGGGTGCTCGTCTCCGCAGCCGAGGCCCTGGCCCCGATCTTCGGCGTCATCGCCGACGTGATCAGCCAGCTCGCCCCGGTCATCGGCCAGCTCGCCTCCGTCTGGGCGGGCCAGCTCAACGCCGCCATGGAGGTCGCCTCCGTCGTCATCGGCGTGGTCGGGGACGTGCTCATGCAGCTGCTGACGGCCGTCCAGCCGCTCATCCCGATCCTCATGACGCTCGTCTCGGACGTGCTGGAGGCGATGGCCCCGCTGTGGCCCATGATCGGCGACGCCATCTCCGAGGTCGCCTCCGTGCTCGGCGGCGCCCTGGCATCGGCCCTGACGGCGATCCTGCCCCCGCTGGTCGAGCTGGTCGGCTCGGTGCTCACGGCCCTGGCCCCGCTGCTGCCCATCATCATCGACCTGTTCATGCAGCTCGTCACGGCCCTGCTGCCGCTGCTCCCGGCCGTCATCCAGCTCGCCACGGCGTTCCTGCCGCTCATCAGCCAGATCCTCCCGCCCCTGATCTCGCTGCTGAACCTGATCCAGCCGCCCATCGTCCAGCTCGCCGCCCTCCTGGTCGGCGCGCTCGCCGGGGCGCTGAACGTCGTCATCGGCATCCTCGCCGGGTTCATCGAAGTCGTCGTGTCGGTCATCTCGACCGTGGTCGGGTTCGTCACGAACATCTCGGGGGCGTGGGAGACGATCCAGAACGCCACGTCGGCGGCCTGGTCGGCCATCACCGGGTTCGTCTCCGGGGCCTGGTCGGCGATCACCGGCATCATCAGCGGCGCCATCTCGTCGGCGATCGGTGCCATCTCGGGGTTCATTGAGGGCGCCATCGGTTGGTTCGCCCAGCTCCCCGGTCGAGCAGCAGGCGCCATCGCCGGACTCGGCGGGGCCATCGGCGGCGTCATCTCGGGCGCGGCGTCGTCGGCCATCTCGGCGCTGTCGTCGTTCGTCGGGAACGCCGCCTCGACCGTGGGCGAGCTGGTCAGCCGAGCAGGCTCCGCACTGGCCGGACTCGGCGGGTCGATCGGCGGTGCCATCACGGGCGCGGTCGGGGCCGCGGTGTCGGCCGCGGCCGGACTCGTCACGTCCGTCATCGGCAAGTTCGCCGAGATCCCCGGCAAGGTCGTGTCGGCCATCTCCGGGGTCGCCGGGTCGATCGCATCGGGCCTGGGCGGCGTGCTCCGCAACGCATGGAACTCGGTCATCCCCAGCTCGTTCAGCTACGACCTGCCTGGCCCGCTGCCGTCCATCTCCGTCAACCTGGGATTCCTGCGGCTCGCTCAGGGCGCCATCGTCTCGACGCCGACCATGGCGATGTTCGGCGAGGCCGGGACCGAGGCCGTCATCCCGATCACCCGACCACGCCGCGCCCTCCAGCTCATGAACGAGTCGGGCCTGACCGACCTCGCCCTCCAGGCCAACGCTGGCGGTGGGCGCTCGGCCGTCAACATCGAGCACGCCACCTTCCAGAACGCCACCGACGCCGACCTGGTGGCCCAGCGCACCGTCATCGCCATGCAGTCGATGCTCCTGGCAGGATGACCCGATGGCCGAGCTCCAGGTTCAGCTCTACGACGACGACCTAGGGTTCCTCGACCTGGGCACCGACCCGTACGTGGTCGCCAGCATCCAGCTCGGCTCCCCGGCCGTGCGGGAGGTGACCAGGGTGCGGTCGCTCGCTGACGGCACGTTCGATGAGTCCCGCTTCATCGGCGCCCGAGCCGTGTCGCTCGCCATGCGCCTGCGCAACCACGACGCCTGCAACCCCGGCGGGGCGAAGTCGATGCAAGACCTCATCGACGGGGTGCTCCCCTACATGTCGCCGAGGCGTCGCCCGTTGCTGATCTGGAAGCTCCCCGGCTCCGACCAGACCAGGGGCGCCTACGTCCGCGGGGCGAGCTGGCCCGTGGCGGTCGACGGGCCGAAGTTCCCGACGCTGCCGCTCCAGTGGGTGATCCCGTCTGGCGAGACGGTCGACCTGTCGGGCGGCATCGACCCGTTGTGCGTCGACATCTCGCCGTCGACCGACACCGAGGCCGGGCGTACCTATGACCTCCACTTCGACCGCAGCTACCCGGCGGGGCAGCCGATCGGTGGGCGCCTCGTCACGAACCCTGGCAACCTCACGACGAACTGGGAGCTGACGATCTTCGGCGGCTGCACCAACCCGTTCTTCCAGATCAACGACCACACCATGGAGTTCGACCGCAACGGCGGGCTGGTGCTGCTCGGCGGGCAGTCGGTCGTCATCGACTCGCGCGCCCGCACGATCCTGTTCAACGGCGAGCCGGGCCAGTCCCGCTACGACCGGGTGAACTACATGGAGTGGACGTGGGACGACCTGCTGCTGCGACCGGGGTCGAACATCGTGCGCTACGGCGCCGCCGTGCTCTCGCTCCAGTCGTCGGCCCGCCTCTGCTACCAACCGGCGTACCTGTAGATGGCCCGCCGGGGAGCCAGCCCTCGCAGCACTGGTGGCGGCGCTGGCGCGGCGTTTGAAGTCGCCCTGGCGACCGGCCCCGCCCTCAACCTGGTGCCCATGCAGGAGCTGACGAGCTTCTCCGCCGTGTCGGTCACGGCGAACTTCATGGACGGCGACCGCTGCCAGTTCTCGGTCCTGGGCAGCTCCCCGGAGGCCCTGCTGATCGACGAGCTGGCGACCGACGTGTGGGTGTGGGGGCCGATCGAGCAGCGCTTCCGGATCGTCAACGTCTCCCAGCAGTGGGGCACCGATGGCGAGGACGTGGTCAACGTGCAAGCCGTGTCGTACAAGCGGCTGCTGGCCTCGCGCCACATCTGGACGGCGGACGGGATGACGTTCGCCCAGGTCGACCAGGGCGACATCGTGTGGCAGCTCATCCAGCACACCCAGGCCCAGACGGCGGGCAACTGGGGCGTGACCAAGGGCTTCACCACGACCGGGGTGAGGCGCGACCGCAGCTACGTCTACGGCGACAACATCGGCAAGCTCTGCGACAACCTCCAAGAGGTCATCGACGGCCTGTGGTGGGACATCGACATCGACCTCAAGGTCCAAGCGGCCATGCCCGACTCGTTCGCCCGCCACGCCCAGCCGTTGCAGCTCGGCGTGAACGCCCGGACGCTGGAGCGCCAGTCGTCGGCCTCGCAGTTCGCCAACGCCGTGTTTGTCGACGGCAACGAAGACACGATGCCGGTCACGGCCGTCACGGCCGACATCGCCACCGACATCCGAGGCCGGTGGGAGACGACCCGTGGCTTCCCGACGACGGAGCAGCAGTCGACCTTGGTCGAGCACGCCCAGGGCGTCCTCATGGACACCAACCGGCCGATGTCGACCTGGCAGGTCGAGGTCGACCCGGCGCACTGGACGACCGAGTCGCACTACCTCCCCGGCGACTTCGTCGTGGTCGTCATCCCGAAGTCGACGGTCGCCGCGGTCGGTTCCCCGTCCGAGGCGGTCGTCTGCCAGGTCGAGGAGATGAACGTGTCCGTGTCGGCAGACGCAGCGTTCGCTGTCTCCATGGCGCTCATCGAGACTCGCCAGGTGGTCGGCTGATGGTCGCCAGGGCGTACACGTCCGACACCGACCGGCTCGCCGCCACCCTGTCGTCTGCGTTCGACCGGATCGCTTCGCTGGAGCGGGCGTCGGGCCAGGGGTCGAGCGCCGACCTCGCTCGGTGGAACTCGGCGTGGGGCGTCATCGCCAAGGGCCAGATGTACGGCTACACGGGCACGGCCGTGGCGGCTAACACGGCGATCGAAGTGTCGCCGCGGATCAACGTCAACCTGGTCGCCGGTCGCCGCTACCGCATCTCGGGCAACATCAGGGCCACGTCGGCGGCGGGCAGCGGCGGCTACCTGCGCATCGGCGGCAACGGGGTCGTCTCCAACGACAACTGGTCGTGGATCGGCGGGTCGTACCAGCACTGCTGCGCCGCCGTGTTCGTCGACGCCACCGTGTCGGGCGCCGCCGAGTACAGCGCCACCTTCCAAGCAGGGATCGCCTGCTCGATCTGGACCGACCAGCAGGTGTCGTGGTTCATCGTGGAGGACGTTGGGCCGACCGCCCGAGCTGCCGTGACGCCACCGGCAGGCGCCTCGCTGATCGTCGCTCCTGGCAACGCCATCGGCGTCGTTGCGGTCGGCACGCTGCTGACCGACCCGATCAACCTGGTCGGCGGGACGATGACGCCGATCACTGGCTACATGCCCG